CCATAAACCAATACAAAACGCCATTGTTAAGTCATCGTTATACCCTTTCATTGCTTCTGCTCTACCATTCATAAATATAAATGTAAACAGTTCATCAATTAAACGATTTGAACGAATTACAACGGATTTTTCTCTAAAGTATTCATCTAATTTAGATACAATTAAAGGTCTAGTTTTAGAAGTAGTTGAAAATCCAGCTACCATTTGTCTTTCATCAGAACGATATTTATTTCTTAATTGGTTTTCAACGTCCACATATTTCAAATCCTTACTCATATAGAATAAGTTTTTATACTGCCTATCTATGACTTGTTGAATACAAGCCCATCCAATATTTGCGTTTTCTATTACAAGTAACGCATCATTGTATTGTGTAGATAATTCAACTAAAAAGTTTCCAAAATCTTTTGTATCAACTTTTCCTTTGTATTCAGCTACCTGCGTACAACTTGTGATATCCATAACATGAGCTGCAGAATAATCCGAACCGTCTCCTCTGGCCACATCGGCTACCACCATATAAGAACCATTTGCAGTAGGATATTCCCACCTCCAAAGGTTTCCATCAAATCCAGTCTTTTCTAATGGGTCTTGACAATAGCTCTCTTTATAGAACATTAATAATTCAGGATCTATAACCGTATCACCAGATGATACGAAATCACAATCACATTCTTGAGCCGCTTTCTTTGCACCTAATAGTTTTTCTTGCTCAGCTCTCCACGCATCTCCTCTTTCAGGGTGAACTGTCCAATGTAATCTGATTGTATTGAATGGATTTTGTCCTTCTTCCGCTCCCAACCAAGTCTTATGAAACCAGTTACCTACACCATTAGGAGTAGAAAGTGCAATACAACTACCACCCGTTGATAAGGTAGATTGAGCCGCTACCCAAATCTCATCGATATCATCAATGAAGGCGGCCTCATCAAATATAAGAAGTGATAAGGCTTCAGAACGTCCTGCATCAGGAGATGAAGCAATGGCCTTAATTTGAGAACCATTATTTAAACGAAGGGAAAGTTTGTTATCTTCCAAAGAACCACCCTTTAACCAAGAAGGAAGTAATTCATGCATTACTCGCACTTTAGTTACTAAGTTCTTTGCTACATCTTGCTTAGTTGCAATAACCAATACGTTAAAATCCGAGTTGAATATCATTTTCCAAAGTGCATATCCAGCTGATAATGTTGAGATACCAGTTTGACGTGATTTCAATACTATATTAAATCGGTTATCTTTAAATTGAGTTAGTGTACTTTCCTGAAATGGGAAAAGGTGAAATGGTATTTTACCTCTCACCGGATGCTGAATCATACAATACTTTTTCATAAAGTGAATTGGGTCTACCGCACACTTTTTATATTCATCAGCTATTATCTCTTTTAGAGATTTTTTTTGTGTTATACCAGTACTCATATTAATCAACTGGTGGTTTAACTAAATCGTAACCTTTATCTTTCAATTTATCCCAAGCTTCGTTTCTTAATTTTTTAGCTTGTTCAATTTCTTCCTCAAATCTTGTAATATCTGCTAAGATTTCTGCTTTAAGTTCGGTTACATCTCTCTCCATACTCCACTTTTCAATCGTACCGTCTTCGTTTACAACTTCGTATGTTTGTTTAGCATCGTTGTATGCTTGTTGGAATTGAGAAATTACATCTCTACCATAGGAAATCATATTATTATATATCTTATAATCTTCATACGCTTCCCACAAGCCATCTAATTTAATTTTAGTTTCTTTTTTTGCTAAGCAAGTTATACAATATCCCGTTTTAGATATTAATTTTTTATCAACCCTTCCTAATTTTATTGTTTGACAATCTTCTGCTTTACAACTATTTAATCTAGATAAGTATGCTCTTGTTTCGGCCATAATATCACCCAACTCCGAAACTTCTATTTTACCACCTTCATGTTGTTCCCAAGATTTACCACTTTCATCGGTCCATCTTTCACCAACTTTTCTTTTAATTTCTTGCTTGTCAGTTCCTGCAAATGATATTTGGGTGTTCTTTTCGTATTCTCCACCACTTAATACCATGTTTACCAACTTCCTACGAGTTGGATGCATAAATTTTTTATCAAATTCTCTTGCCATATTATACTTAATATATTCGTATATATAAGTATATCAAAATTGAATAAAACGATTATCTTCCGTATTTAAAAATACCTAAAATTTGATTTAGGGGTGCGAATGCACCAGTTAATTTGTAAGTATTACCCCCATAAACAAACACAATTCCTTCATTTGGTACGATTTTATCAAATCCACCCAAAGAGTTTAACCTACTTAGTTCTATTTTTAATTTTTCGATTTGCTGTGGGTTTCCACTTGCTTTTATTTGCTTTATAGCATTACCTAATTCAGCTCTCAATTGTTTTGTTGCAGAATCTGGATTTGCAGTTAATACCGATTCCATAAACGATAATACGTCAGCACCTACACCTAAGAATATTTCTTCAAATTTCATTAGATTTTCTTTTGCTATTTTAGCTTGGTCTTGTTTATCAGTTTTATCTGCCCATTCTTTTATTTTAGCGTCCTGTATTTGGTTTATACGAAATGATTTATCTCCAAACGCCCATCTTTTAACTAATCCTATTTTTTCTTGCGTATCCAATTTTTTTGCACCTTTTTCTACAAAGTTTGTCCACCAAGCTTGATGGTAATCGGCTACACCATCGGTATCTTTTAATCCAAATTCTTTTTGTAGTTTATTAATTAATCCGATATATTTCCCTTGTAATTTAGAAAGTTCTTGTGATTTTGGAAGTTTTTGTATAGGTGGTCCTTGGATTGTATATGTATCTTGTACATGTTTATTAACTTGTTTAATCATTCCTGCTAATATTTTAGCTGCTTCTTGGTTTTCTCCAATTACTTCTCCCTCTTTGTTATATTCGAATGTACCATGAAATACTAAAAGATTTTGCCCATAAGGTATTACATTTGAATTTTTTGGATATATTACTTCCAAATTCATAAAACACGCACCATCTTTGAATATTTTTTTACGTTGTGGTTCTGATAAAGAAGCAACTGCTTTTGAAAGGTCTTTCATAGCGTATGTGTACGCATTTGTTAATTCTCCTCTCCCCGCAAATTGTTGTGCAACTTGTCCTATTGTCATAGCTCCCTCACCTTTATTTTTTGTGTGAGATTTATTACGAGCCGCAACCAATCTACCATTAACCCAACTAATTGCCAGAGCTTGTCCATCAGTCTTCTCTCTTGCCAACTCCAAATCACCAGTTAATGCTTTTGTTACAATATTTTTTAAATCACCAAATGTAAGGTTCATTTGAATATCAAATGGATGATTCATGTGACCATACGCACCACCTTCTAATAACAATGATTCGTTTATAGATTCTTTTTTCAAACTTCTTTTCTGAAGAACTAATTGATTGATTTGAGAAAATATATCTGCAATATCTTTATCTAATTTCTTTTCATCTGCACTCATTGGAGATTCGATATCAACATTAGAATAAAGTTTTTTCTTTTTTGCAATCAATACATCTGCTTTTTTAAGTAAATCAGATTTTACTTTATCCAAATCTTTTAGGATTTCAGATGAAGTTGCTTCGTTTACATTTTCAAATGCAGATGGTGTTTTAATTTTTCTCCAACCTCCACCAGGTGTTCTAAATATTCTAGCTGGTATTGGTAAAGTAGAACCTATTGGGAGTTGTCTTTCATATCCTTTATCAACAAATATGATTTTAGTTATAAATTGATTTGTTTTATTATCAGAACCCACCAATTCAACTTCTACATTTACAGGCTTACCACCTACTTTCATTTTACCAGCAAATAATTGTCCTTTTGTAAATCCTTCTTTTACTGGAATATATTCTTCACTACCATCACCATCTAATTTAGATTTTAATTTCTTAGCATCTTTTGGGTCTGGTGCTCCATTGATATATCCACCTGGTAAAGATAATCCTACACCAGCTCCCCCACCTAATCCCATTTCATCCAATATTTGATACTCTACTTCATCTACAATTTCATTTATATCTTCCTTTGAAATTATTTGAGGTTTTTGATTTTTAGGAAGTTCCCAAAATCTCTTAGGCTTTTGTTCAGGATTTTCTCTATAAGCATCATCCCAATCCTCCACTTTATGTGGGTCATCGGCCGGATTTAGTGTACTTTGTACTACATTTTTAAGTTTATAGTATGCTTTTCTAAATTGGGTTTCCGTATCTTTACCCTTTCCCTTACCCCTCATAGCATCGGCTTTTGGAGTATCTACTTGAGTATATCCACCCTGTTTGTACCAATTTTCAGGTTTAGATTGGTTTAATATTCTGGGCTGCCCATCAGCCATAAATGATGTATCTGGTTCAGCAGTTCCATTAAATCCAGCATTAGTTGCTGCTTCTTTTAATTGTTCTTTTTTAGGTATTCTAAACGTTACTGCTTTCTTACCGTTGATTGTTGGCATTCCCCATTCATCAGTACCAATAGATTTAACAACAACTTTTTTATTTTTAAATTTACCCATTAAGATTTGGTCACCAACCTTAACATTTAATTTGATTTCTTCGTTAATACACTCTTTTAATTTTTTTAATTTAAGAGTAATTAATTTGAATATCTGGTCATCAAACTTTGGATATGCTTTTGTGAAATTCTTTTTTCTTTCTTCTTCACTACCAGAACTTAACCAATAACGAACATCAGTACCACTAATTGCATTAGGTTGTGCAGGTGCTGCATACACATAACCCTTGTCTAAATAAGGTTCTTCCACTTTACCTTTATATGGAGTGAAATATTTACCACTTAAACGTGATGAATCCTTTTCACCTACAACAGTTATAAAACCAGTTGTATCTGAATCGTATTTATTAAGTATTTCTTGTGGAGCGTATGGGTTTTTGATTTGTACTATCTTATTCGAAGAAATACCAAACATCTTTTGCATGATGGCTTTCTTTTCCTTAAACCCAAATGGAGATTTTTTATTATCAGTTACATCGGAAGTTGCTATATAAACACTATCTTTTCCGAACTTTTTAACCAAATGGTCATACGTTGCGTAATGACCCTTATGAAAAGGTTGAAAGCGGCCAGAATAGACAACAACTACTTTGTCTATCTTTGCCGCTTCTCCCAATATTGTTTCAACTAAAAATTTTGCTAATCCCATCATATAGTTTTGTTCTCATATAAATATGTAGGATTAATTTTTAATTAAATAGAACGTCCTTGTTGCTCAGCAACTTGTCTTCTAGTTAATGCTCCAGGTTGATATTGAATTACCCCGTCCTTTAAATTAACTCTCATTTGTGGATATTTATCATCCAATCCATCAAGTAAATCTTTCAATTGATTTGCAACTGATTTAAACTCAATTTCAGTTTTTTCCTGAACTTCATCGAGATTTTTTAGTTCTTCGGTTATTTCTTTTCTTCTAATGTATATTTGACCAAAATCATTAACCAAAAGGTTTTGTTTTTGATTAAGTTGCTCAAGTTGTTCTTTTATAGAATCTTCCAATTGAACTGTTTCAATTTCAATGCTTTGTTTTTGTGGAATGTTATCTAATTCTGCCATAAATTTTGTTTTTATTATTTTGTATATATAAGTATATTCTTTTTTTATTTTCCAAATACGGAAACTCCCTTTTTCTTTACAACTTCACCCGCACAATAATTGGCCCATTCAATTGATATTCCAATATCATGTGAATCCAAATATCGAGCTACAAACCCAGCTACGAAAGTATCGCCAGCTCCACTAACGTCTGCATTTTCTATTGGAGTAACCGAATATGTGGTATGTTTATATGATGTTCCTGTCTTATCAAGTGTACATATAATTTTATCAAACAACCATTCGTTATCCCTTATCACATCTTTACTAACTTCCCATTCTAATCGGTTTATTTTAATAAATTTTAAATTTTTACACCATTCACCCAATTTCTTTTTAGTATCAGCGATTACCAAATCATGCATAGAAGCTATTTTATCAATATCTTCTTCCGTTAAAAATCCTTTACAATAATCCGAAATTATAATTGCATCGTATTGGCTCAATTCAGGTAATTCACTTATATCAATTCTTTCAACCGAATCATTTTCATCAACTCTTAGATATAATTCATTTGTTTTTTCATTAACATAACGAGTTTTAATTATATTACCATTATCAGAAAATACATCAACATCAATACCCATAGCTGCCAAATTGTTTGTAGTATTTGAAGCCATACCTACTCCATACGTTTCATGTTGAGGAACAAATACAGGTCCCTTACCTTCCGGTGATTTACGTTCCGATGTTCCGTATATAAAAATATCGGTACAAGTTTCTCCTATAACTAATACTTTATTCATTGTATAAAATCTTTGTGGTACTAAATTCTTCTAGTTTAGGAAAGAATTTTATTTCTTTTGCATGCTCTCCACCTATTATTGGTTTATACATATACTCATCACCAATCACAAATACATCAGGTTTATATATTTTAAGTTGGTTTCGTAATTCATCTTCGGTATCAAATACAACTACATAATCAACTCCTTTAATCTGCATTAAATTAAATTCTCTTTGCTGTTGATTATGAAAAGGTCTATCCTCACCTTTTAACTTTCTAACTCTACTATCAGAATCGATTCCAATAATAAGCTTACCATTAAAAGATTTTGCATATTCTATAAGTTTAAAATGCCCGTAATGTAGAACATCAAAACAACCATTAATCCAAATTGTTTTCATTATAAAAACTTTTCTAATTCTTTTATTACCATTTCAGATGTAATTGATTTAGTACACTCAAATTGCCTTTCAGTTCCTTTATGGTCTGGACACCAATTCCAATCACCCGCATCCAATCGTAATCTATTAAAACATCCTTCACATTTTCCTTGCGGTGCGCCAATACGAATACAATCTTGCATCTCTGCCCATTTATAAGAAAATCCGCTAATAAGAACTGTTGGTACATCTAATCCCCAACTTAACCAACTCAATCCACTACCAATACCAATAAATGCTTTTGATTTAATCATTTCATCCATAACCAATTCAATTGGCCCATTTGGATGATGTACTATACCATCAGGAAGTTTATTACCCATATAGTTATCGCCTTCCTTTGATAATAATTTTACAGTATATCCTCTATGATTTAACCAATCAACAATATCTTGCCAACCATTAGGATTATTCCAAAATTTAGGTTGTGCTGTACCATGTATTCCAATACAAACTTGTTTATAATTTTGTTCTATAAATGGCGTTCTTTTTTTTAGTTTAGGTTTTATCTCTTTGTATTCTAATCCCAAAATATCAGAACACATTTTTTGCATCGTTTGTGTTTTTGGGTCTATTGGATTTTTGTAAATATTAATTGTACTATCTTCGTTATAAAATAAACCTATTGCGTACATTGCATATAAATTTTCAACATTTGTACCAGGTTCTACAAATTCAATATTAGGATATCTACCATCAAACAACGTATTCATAAATGTAGATACAACCATTTTACAATTGTGAACCTTTCCAAATTCTTCAACATACGGAATCCAAGCTAAAGTATCACCCAAAGCTCGCGAATCTAATGCAACATATACTCTTTTATTCTCTGAATTGTAAATGTGTTGCCACCACAATTTACCATTTTCGTAAATTTCAATTCTCCATTCAATAAAATATTCTAAATTACATTTAGTCCACATATTTGTACCAATATCCGAACTATATAAAATTCTATTTGTTTTATTATCTATGAATTTTACATTATACGAAGATTGCTTCAGTCCTTTTATTTCAACAAAAGCACCTCTAACAAAATGAAAATAAACTTTGTTATCAATATTTGCTTTATTGTTTATATTTTTAATTAAATTATCGTATATCATTAACTCCAAGTTTTAACTGTCAAATCTAATAGTGAAAATCCCTCCGCCTGTTTACTATACATTTTATTTGTGGTGTATCTAGGTTTTGGATGATTCGCAAATACGTGGTTATACCAAAGGTCACCAACATCCCAACCACAATCTACAATTCTGTCTAGCCACCACTGTTTAGTTCGGTTTGGAATTAAGTAAGCATGTGCTAGGTCTTGATTAAATGCGGTTTTAGTAAACATATCATCTATCTTATGTTTTTCTCTCGATGGATTATCTGCTAATCCTATAAAATAAACATCATCTCTTTCGGAGATAAAACACGCTCTATGCACCATTTCTACAAATTCTTCCAAACCGGTATAAATAAATGCATCCGCTTCAAATACTAAAGTGTAATCAAAATTTTCAGTATCCATCGTTTCCAAAGCTCCTCTATGTGCTAAATAACATCCATAATGTCTACCGGTCATCCATCCTAATCCTGCTCCAGGCCATAATTCTCCAGGTTTATTATCTTTACTTATATGCTCTGGTCTTCTACAATTTTCTGCCGGAGCTAATCCCTCATACGGAGTATTTACAATTGGCTGATACTCCATTCCATATTTAGCTAATTGTTTGATTGATTGGATAGAAACTCGTTCTCTCATATCATCCGGCCTAGTCAACAAATGTTTTATTTGAACACGAGGTTTTTTTCGTTGCCAATTTCTAAATCCAATCGTACATTGATTATAAAAAAACTCATCAACTGCCTTAGTAACACCAGGAAAGAAACTTCCACCATAATCATCACCGCTAATAATACCTCCAGGTTTTATTTTATTATACCAAATTTTAATATCATCTTTAACATCATCGTAAGTATGCCCCGCATCAATCATTATAAAATCAATACTATTATTTGAGAATTGATTACTTGCGTTATATGATGTATCTTTTATAATTTGAAATTTATCTAAATTATCGGAAAGTACAGTATTATCGATAAATTCATAAAATATATCTCCATTAAATGAGTTTACAATGTTTTTATGCAAATCTTCATTATCAGTTCCTTTAAAAGTATCTACTGTTATAAAATTAATTTCTTTATTAGATTCTTTTATTTTAGATGCTAAGTAATTTGTAGATTTTCCAAACCAACTACCAACTTCAACAAATGTCTCACCACCTTTAGCAGTTTCAACCATCTCATCATATAAATCGGAGTAAGAAAACCATCCAGGTATTTCATTAAAGTCTGGATTTAATTTTTCTAAAAGTATTCGTTTTGTCTTATTTTCATCATCATCTATATATGTTACCAATGAGTTATCATCGTATGTATCCAAATATGTATGCAATTTTCTGAAGATGGATGGCATTTTGTAAGAGAGGGCCTCTTTAATCGATAATGGATTTAATTCTAATTTTGAAGAAAAATAAAAGAGGTCACAAGCTTCATAAAACGTATCAACATCATTTCGTTCTCCCCAAACTATACAATTTTCTGGTTTGTATTTCATAATAGGAGCCCAATAACTTTCATAATTCATAGCTTGGTTTCCTACAAAATGAAATTTAATTTTATACTTTTCCAATTGTCTAGCTACCGAAAATATTTCCGCTTGATTTTTACCAGGTGAAAATAATCCAACCATTAACACGTGTTTCCAATTTGGAGCCAGCCCTAATTTTTGTTTAGCAGCTTCTTTATCAAATTCGTAATCTTCTATCGGATATTGCCAAACTTGCAATTCAACTCCCAAATTCGCATCTTCAAATCGTTGCTTACTCCATTCAGATACCAATACATATCTATCAGGATGATACACTATATCCGATGGATTGGTAAAAGAACCATGCGTTGTACATACGATAAAATACTTTCTTTCTTTTGAAAATACTTTTTCAAGTATTTCAACTGATAAATCAAATTCAGGTATTTCTTGAAAATGGATAATATCTGGTTGAAATGTTCGTATTACATCAAGTATCGCACGTTTATTATCACCTAATGTATGTACAGGTACTAATGATTTAATCCTATTTTTTTGAACAACATACGCATCTCCTCCACTATTGTTTATTTCAACAACTTCGATTTCATAATCGTTTAAAAAATGCTTTATTTGTTTGTAAGTATATTGGGGCTGTCCTCCGGTTGATAGGTGAGGACACACATATAACAATTTATTTTTCATATCTACAAATATACGAATTTATTTTCAAATCTCCAAATTTATTCCTGAAACAGTACTACTCCTTCTATCAAATCAATTTCTCCATTTGGATATTGTTGTTCTAAATCCGATAATATCAAACTTAATTCTTTGTCCGTATTTTCAAATTCATATTCAACTGCAGTTATAACCGTCTTCAATTGTTTTATGTTTAAATGTAGTTGCCCAGCACTTACGATTAATTCATTTTTTTTCGTATTTAATTCTCTTATTTTTGTAATAAGAGATTCATCTAATTTTTTTGTTTGTGTTGACATGTTTTATTTTAATTTTGTGTGTTAAAAAAGAATACTTGAAAAAGCCTACCATCATATAAATTTTTTCCAAAATAGTCCATCGATTTATGAAACAACGTGGCATCATATAAAATCAATCTATTAAATTTATTAGATACCTCATCGGTCAATTCCCATTTTGTTATATCTTTGTAATCGGTAAGATATGGGTTGCTTAAGTCTTTTTCGGTTGGGGTTTCCGTCAAATGTACGAATCTATCTATTTTAGTTTTTTTATGCCTATAAAACCCAGTTCCGGCTGATAGTGGTGCGTTTGGTGTTAAATATAAAACACCCGCCCATCGAACACCACCGTCTGAATGAATCCAAGAATGATGGTCTTCGGTTGTATATTGAAAAGCTCCAGTGTGTCCATCTTCAAACCAATCTACAATTTCTCCAGCAAAAGGATGCATAACATATTGTATTGCCTCTTTAATAGTATCGTTTAGTAATGAAGTAGTTCTAAAGCCAGGAAAGTTTCCAGTAATATTAAATTGTTGATTTAATGCAAAATTCCTAACTTCCATAGGATTTGCATAAAAATCATCTATAACAATTAAACTCGTCTTTTGCGCCATAACTTATTTTATATATAAATATACAAATATATTTAAAAACACCTATTTTGAAGAACTTATATATGCTTCCAATGATTCAACTTTATCCATAAGAATTTGAACCGCCTTTGTCAATGGAACTACAATCATATCGTAATTTACAGCATCTGTGGTGATTAAACTTCCACTAATACCGTATGATACATATCTTCTCAATTCAGGATCAGCGTCCATCCATTCGGCTATAAATCCACCCTGCTTTCCTATGTATTCCTTTGCGTTCGGCATTGGATACGAATTTGTATAATCATCTTCACCATCAGTTATATAATTGTTACTATCAACTACTTTCAATGGAGTGTATAGGATTGGTTTCAATCGTTTAATACTATCATACGCATTATTAGGATAATCTTCAATATTAGTCTTAACCCTTATTGTGGATGAGTCAAATATTAACTCTCTACCTGTTATACCAAGTTTAGTACCAATTCTTAATCGTGCAGTTGCTACGTTTGACGATTGCGATGGCCAGTTTGCACCCACTAATACCGAATTAGCTCCATCGGTTTGGAAACGAATACCACCTGTTGTGTTTTGTGTTCCAATGTAACCACCTGCTACCATTATATTATTTCCAGTACCAGATACTAATACATCACCCGCCAATACCTCAATTGCCTTTGATGTTGGAGATGCATTTGTATTTGTAATTTGTATACCAGGTGCCGAACCATTTGTCTTAATATCAATCATAGGTAGACTTGTAGTTCTTTCAATCTTAACATAGTTATTTGAATTCGCAATTACTAAAAGTCCATTTTGTCCTAATTCAACTTGCTCTAATTGTGCACTATATGTTTGAGATTGAGCATCTACACTACCATACAAAGTAACAGAGCCAGCGGAAGCATACCCACTAACAGATGTAAGAATATGCATATAATATGTTCCGGCAGTTGGGAATGTTAATGTATCGGAAAATCCATCATTAAATACGGAAAAGTCTTCATCAAGTGGTCCATTTACACCATTTGGAAAAGATGCTATAAAAATAGTATCTACCAAATTACCAGTATCATCGGGTGTATCATATATTCTAGCAGTTATACCCACCCACAAACTACCGTCAAAGTTTGAATCTGCCGTGGCACTCATACCACCGTCAGTACCCCAATTTAATGTTGAAATAGTATAAGTTCCGGCAGTACTTACCGTAAATCCAACCGTATCAAATTCAATACTATCGGAATAGAAGTTAGCTGGTCCTGTAAGTGTTTCCCCAAACCCATAATCATAACTTCCCATTGGATTTACGGTTACCGTTGATGAGCCACCCGTTGGACTACTTATATTACCTTGCTTTATCTCAACTCGTTTAGTTCCACCGGTATCAAATACCTGAATTGCCTTTGATGTTGCGTTTAGTACAATTCCATCTGAACTATCTCTAAAATTACCAAGTGTATCAACTCTCCAGTTTCCTATTTCAGATACTTCCGTATTATCAGTTAAAATCTTTCCTCTAATCTCCAATACATTATTATTCCAATAAATGTATGGATTACCGGCTGATACATTTTGTCCAAATCGGAATTGTCCATCTTGTTGTAGATAAAAGCCAGGAGCAGTTCCACTTGTCAATGATGTAGCTCCAGTACTTCTTATAAATCCATCAGTTAATCCATCAGTACCAATAACTAGTCCTCTCGTAATAGTTGCATCTTGTGCCAATAGTATATTAGTTGCCACCGAACTAAATGTTGCACCAAATGTTTCCCAATAGGTTGTATAAGAACCACCATCAATTGGTCTTGTTGTATTATCAGATGGCGTATATGTCAATTTACAAAGATAATATTGACCATTAGTTCCTTGAACAACATCTCTACGCGTTGGTGTATTAAAATATTGAGTTCCAGCTACAAAAGGTCCTCTATAAACTACACCAGGACCAGGACCTCCCGCAGTTCCGGCAGTTCCACCACTACCAGCAGTTCCCGATGTTCCCGCAGCCGCTGCAATTGTCCAAGGCCCAGCACCAGGATATCCAGTTGTTGAGTTTGTATTATTTGTTGCAACATGCGAAGTTGCAGATGTACATTGCCAACTTTGGCCCTGATACGCCACTATATCATTTGCAAAGTATGTAAACCCACTAGTCCATGCTCCTCTCAACGAACCTTCACTAACTCCAGGTTCAACTTGTCTAATTGCTCCAATAATTGTTAGGACATCACCATCCCAAAATAAACCTTTTCCAGATGTTCCGGTTGTTTTTATAGAAAATCTACCAGTAGTACCATTTCCACCATCTTCATATATACCTAAGAAAATACCAGGTCTATTATATCCAATTACACTACCACCAGGATTTAATGTAGAACCGGCAGTTCCAGATGTACCAATTGTTGCGTTTTGTCCGATAGCAATATATGGGTCAGTTCTACCACCAGCTATTACAATGTTTGCAAATGCACCAGTACCATTTTTAGTACCAACATTAATTGTATTCTTAACATACGATTCTTCAAATATGGCAATCTTAGCCGCAACAAAGAATTCTTCATCACCCAAATATTCCCACCAAGCGTTTGTACCATTTGGAGTTGGTGCGTGATATCCAACGGAAACACCATTTTGGTCAAGTGTTGTAGGTCCACTACCACTAATCGATGCGTAATATTTTACCGTATCCGGTGTTGCCAAATACGTTACTGCATCTCTGCGATTGTTGGTAGTTTCAACCATACCAATATAATCAATATCCTGACTCCATTCACCTCTCATTACAATACCAGGCCCCACTGCTCCTTCAAACTGAACAGCTAATGATTGTGTTTTATATATAGTTTGTCTACCTTCACAATTAATTCCATATACAATTTCCGCAGTTGGATTATTTTCGGGGTCAAACCAAGATGTAACTCCAGGCATTGAAGCCGGTGTTCCACTTAATAAACTACCTACAATTATATTACCACTATCTAAAGTTATATGAGATGATTTAGATGTAACTTCAACAGTACATTGATATTCGTATGATGAACTACCATACGCATCTATTTGAGCTCCCGTAAATCCACTAGGTTTATTTGTTAATTCATATCCACCTCTATATGCTCTTATTATATTTGATGTTGAGCCTAATTCAAGTTCACCAGATACTCTATAAACTGCTGAAGAATTTTCATTCTGCATCTTAACATCATAAGGTGCCGGCTCAGTAAATTGAACTGCAAATGATTGTGTTATAAATTGAGTTTGTCTGCTCGGAGGTCTGCTAATATTATTAGTTGTAACTTGATTTGAATATCCTTCAAAATCAACTTTGTAAACAATTTCACCAGTTTTATTTATCGCAGGTTTTTCCCAACCACTAATATCAGGCATTGATGCCGGATTTGTTGTTACTCTATTAGTTGGTAATCCAATCCATGGAGATTTATAAAATATAGATGCCGATGAGTAACCTAATATACCAATTAAGTTTTGTAAATAATCATAATCGGTAGGTTGTGGTGATGGATAATTTCCTGAAGTTACATTTATTAAAGAAGTTGTTCCTTTATACGTTGGTAATTTAATTGCCGTTCCAGTTAAATCGGTATCAAATAGCTCTGCTTTTATTGATGTACTTTCATTTGTTGCAGATATCTTATATGCATCTGCACCAGCTTTTATACCGGCAATAGTAAGTTGAGCTTCTGCTCTATATGGATTTAATATAGAAGATGTGTACGGATTACCATCAGTTAATTTTACTTTCCAAGTTTTATTTTCTCCAGGTCCTGCCGCATCAGTTCCAGGTACAAAAAATGTATATTCTGGAATTCCCTCATAATATGGTCCATCATACAATGTTTCAGAACCATCGGTATCTATAAAAAATAAACTAAACCAAGTTGAACCTGTATAGTTTTGTGCAGTTGCTTTAAGTTCAACATCACCTTCAGGAGAAACTCTATATCCATCTCTATCATAATTTATAGTATATGGATTTGCTTTAAGCTCTACCGTTCTAGCATTTGGTACTGATACATTTTTTGTAAATGTTTGTGTTCTTTCAAATATAGAAGATGTGTATTGATGCCCACTTCCTAATGCAAATGGATATACTTGAATAGTATAATTTGCACTTGCTGATACAAATGGGTAATCGAATCGATTGAATGTTCCCAATGAACTACTAGCTGAACCCGTTACCAATGAACCAGTTCTAATATTAGTTGTGGCTATTCTATTTATTTTCCAAGTACCAGGAAGAGATGATGTATTATATAATAAAAAGTCATCACCTTCTTTTACAGTTATATTTGTATTTGCATTTGTATATGATGAAACATAACCAACTTCATCAGCAGGTATAGATACTGATGTAGGTGATACTACAATTTGTATAGGAGGCGGTCCATCTAATACTTTTGTGTAATTAACAACAACACTTGCAGTATATATCGATGAAGTAAAATACGGATGTATTACTAATGGATATGTAATACTACCTGTTAAATCGGAGAAATTTGAAGATTGTGATACGATTAACGATGCGGTATATGGTGTTCCAAAAGATGATGTAAAATGAATATTACCTGCCTTTACACGTCTTTCAATTATAGATGAACTTGCAATATAAAACTGCCCATGTGAAAAGAATGGGTCCGATGCTGCACTTCCCGTAAATGACAAATATCTTGCACCCTGCTTTACTCTAATATCGGTAATAGAAGGTCTATAATCATTCACTATACCACGTGGATTAGAAGCAAGTGTTACCGATATTGGATTCACTTCAAATACAATCGTTTCATCACCAGCAGTACCTTGCGGTACAATCGTAAATGTCTTATCTATTGAAATAGATGCAGTTGCACTAGATGGCGAATTATACGGTTCAGTATAAGTGAACTTTACAGTAAGGTTTTTACTTTGTGATAAAGGAGAACGAAATACAGAATTTAATGCACCAGTTTCAACCGTTCTTCTAGCTTCATCAATTGCAGTAACCGTTATCGTTGGGTCTACACTTTGTGTTGTATAGTATAACCAATATTCAGGTGTCCAATCACGATTTATTGACATCGATGGGAAAACTCTAAACGATGCGGTTATCGGTTCGGCAGTTCCTCTCTTATAAAATGATGCAGTTGCAATTGCAAACGTAGGTCTGAATAAAGTCTCAGTTCTAGGGTCAATATTAAAAGTATCGGTATTATATGTTATAACAGGAGTATCCAATCCATCCTGCAAATCTTCTAAAATTATAGATGCCAATACGGATCCAGATGTTTGAAAAGCAGGTCCAGATGCTGCTGAACCAGATGACATCATATAAATGGTTCTTCTAACATCAATAGAATCTCTATTAAAAACAGCGTTATAATTAATTTCCTTACTACCCAAAGAACCGGTAGTTAATCCTAAAATATATCTACTAGATGATGCGAATGCTAAGTTTACAAATTTTTCATTACCTTCTAAAGAACGAGATATGATGTGTAATTGAACATCAGGCCATCCCTTTTCAGGTTTGGTTGTACTACTTAATTCAATATCATTTACACCATCAATACGAACTGCTTGAACTTCTAATGATGAAGTACTACTATTTTTAATTTGAGTACCTCTATAAGGTCTAATAACATAGTTTACACCACCAAAACCATCCAATACTCTACTGAATATTACCGTATCCGTAAAACCTTCAACTTCTCCTGTAATTTTAACTAATTGAACGATTTTATCCGTTCTCGAGCCTGTAAAATGTTGTACAGTCATAGTTGGATTATCTGATGTTATATCATCCAATAAACCAGGATATCCACCACCCAATGTAATCGATGATGTATAGTTATCACCAAATAATTCATTACCATCAAAATCAAATGATTGAGATGTATATGTTACCGAACCCGTTAATAGATTTTTAGTTACCGTAAATCCAACTACGGTTGGTGGTACTGGTGATGAACCAGAATCAAATTGAAATTGCAAAGAACGTGGATTAAACACTAATCCTTTTTGTATTCTTTGTAAGTTACCACCATTAAATGTTTTACTCGCTTCAACTAAAACAGGAATATAATTGTTATTGATGTCATAAAATTCAAAACGATAATCAAATGTTTCTTCCGGTAATGTTCTAGGAACACTTTGAATAAATGTAATTTCATCGGGAGAATATGCAGTTTCCTGCGAAGCTCTTAAACTAATATCTGCCAAATGCCAAGCATTTCCTTTTATTTCAAAATAAAGTTTAGCATTTGTCAGTTCTTCTGCTTTGAAATTTGCAGTTAATTCATTTTTCTGCAACAAAGAACTATCAGATGTTATTGTTATTATATTTTGTTTAATTTGTACAGTAGTTGGTAAAGAATTTAATGTTGACTGTCTAGAACCACTAAGGAATACATTTATATAATTTCCTGCTAATATTTGTCCAGGACTAACTCTTAAATTAAAATTAAGTGTATATTCAGTTCCTTGTGCTATATCTAATGATTTCGATGTATAAAAATTATTTATACCGGTGCTATCAAACTTTAATGAGTTATATAAATAATCCTGATTAAATGATGTTGATAAATTATTAGATGATGTCACCCAATAGTTTTTATAATTAATATTATCAAATACACCATAAAATTCTTCATTCTTAGTTTGGGATTCCAAATCTCTTAAGATTTCATTTGATTCCAATCTAATTTCTTGTATAAATTGGTAATCCGCTAAATCCGATTGTGATTTTCTAAATATTTTTACTCTAGCACAATCACCAACAAACGTAGTTAAATCCGTTAAACGAATTTTAGCAAATGAGCCCGTTAATGCAGTTTTTAAATTATTAACTCCCTCTACATAATTGAAAGATGCGGTATATCCTTGATTTAAAAAATTTTCAACCGGTGCTGCTGAACCTAATGATGTATTGGTATATGGTTTATTTACTAAAATACTTTTATTATTAATAACACTATCCACTACCGCCGAATAATCAAGTGATGGAACATTTATAGTTGAACCAACAATAGAACCCGTCCAATTAGTATTATCATTAATTCTTAATAAGTAAGAAGTTGGTATAGTAAAGTTTAACAAAGGTTGACCGGCTTGTGGAGATTGTGCTATACCACTCAATGAACCAGTTTGTGTTATCGTAGTAGTTACATTATTAAAAATAGGTTTAACTATTTCAGTAATACCAACAACTGGTCTTTTATAAAATCTTACATTATCTTCATTGGATAGTAATCGGTTTATTTGGAATGTCTTTTCCCACTTTAAATTATAAACACCTTTCCAATCATCTGGAATATCAGTTACAACACCACCCTCATCAACATAAGTTTTTAACTCACCTAATATTGTAATTTTTGCAGTACCAATCGGAGTATCTTCATACACATAAACGGCAATCAATTTAGAAGTTCCTTCATAATATTCAGGAATACCATTTCCAGGTTCATAGTAAACAGGGTTTCCATCAACATCCAATATCTGAATTTTTATCTCAGTCGATTCTTTAAGATGTTCCGAACCTTCTATTAAAAATCCATTTTTACCACCGGTAAATGTATCTTTAAATTGGGTTATTTTAAAATATTGTGAATTAGGGTCTGAATCTATCAAAAATGTTCCAAATGAACTAAGTGTTTGAGTAAGATTTTCCGCAAATTTCTTTATTACTGCCATAGCGTGTTTATATTATTCTATGATAAATATTTACATAATTTTTTTATGTTGATATTTATTTTAGAATTCTAAAGAAAACTAAAGAAGCGTTATGAAGAAATATGCAATGATACAAATTGATGCAGAAGTACATCAAATATTGAAGGAATTTTGTAAAGAAAAAGGATATAAAATAAATGGATTGATAGAAACCCTTATAAAAGAAAAGGTAGAAGCTTCAAAGAAACCTCTACCCAAAAATGTATTACCAGTTAATCCTAAAAATTAATTTTAGAAAACCCATCTACTTTTTTAATTTCAATCAACCCGTCTACAATATCTCTCATTTGTTCTAAGTGAGAAATTACCCAAATAAAATCGAATTGAGTTTTAAGATACTGCATCATCATAAATAAGGATGATAGGTTATCCGCATCTAATGTGCCAAACCCTTCATCAATTACTAAGAAGTTTGGTCTTGGTAACCCACAGATGTTAATTAGAGCCACTCTAATCGCTAGACCTGATATAAACTTCTCCATACCACTACACATCTCTAAAGCCCAATCCTGGTCCTCGTAAACGATTCTAGCGTTGATGTTTTTACCATCGGTGTCCAACTTAAGTGAAAAATCCACAACTTGTCCCAAAATGTTGTTCACTTCACTCTCAATAACCGGCATAGCCTTTGAAATTAGTTCATAAGGTACACCATCTTTTTTCACAGTATCTAAATAATATGTATAAAGAGTGTTTCTATGTTCTAATTCTTTAACCTCATCCATTTTAGATTTAGTACTATTGATAAACGATTCAATAGAACCAATTTGAGCCGTTATAGATAATATCGCTTTATTAGTATCCCTAATACTATCGTCTATTATCTTTTTTTGTTTTTCTAATTCTTTTATTTGAGTTTCAAATTCAATATTTTTTTGAATGGTTGCTTCATTTGCGTAATATCGTTCAATATCAGAATTTACAGTATCTAATTGATTTTGTAAAAGTTCCGATTGCGTTGTTAAACTATTTAATTCCGCCTGATTCTTATCTATTACTATCTCACCCTTAGAATATTTGTTTCGTATTTCATTTAATCTTTCCCAAACGTTTTCAACTTCAGCAAATGGTTCGGATTGTGATGATAATAAACGATGTTCATTATTAAGTTCTTCCAAAGATGCTTTTTGCTCTTTTACAATTTCTTTCGTTGCAATCGCATCTTTTACAAATACATTATTCATACAAAACTTACAATTTGGGTCATATTCATGTTGTTCCAAATGTTTAAGTTTTTTTAAATTAGAATCATACGAAAGTTCTAATTTATGGATTTGAGAGATTGTTTCTCCAATTCTATTTTTATAAGAATCCCATTGTTTTTTAGCTTCCGATATTGGTAATCCATTTACAACATCGTATAAACTGATAGATTGTGAAGCTTCACTCAATAACTCCGTATAGGTATTAATATTAGTTTGTTTAGTTTCTATAAGAGTTTTATTGGACTCAATATCTTCGTTTATTTTTGTTTTAGATTTTTGCAATGCGTTTAAATCTAATTTAGAATCAATTGGAGTAATAAATCTTTTAAGATTACCAATTTCATTTTGTATAGTATCTTTAGATTTATTTTGTTCCTTTATAAGAGTATCTAATTCTTTTAACTCAGCTTTTTTACTCTTAAGGTCGGTTTCTTTAGTCGCTAACTCCGATGTAAAATCCGTCCTTTTGAAATTTTTGATAAGTACCGATACTTCTTTAATGTCTTCAGTAGCAGTAGCGTACAGTTTATCAAATATATCCAATCCCATAAATTGAGCAAGGAGGTCTTTCCTTTCCGATTGACTCTTATCAATGAATAGAGCATTGTTACCTTGTAGTGATAACGCAGTCATTACGAAATCCTCATACCTACCCACATATCCCTCAATCAATTGATTAGTATCTCTACGCTCGGTGCCGTTTAAGGATTCAGTTACCCCATCTACTACTCTCCAAAATTGTACATCTACCTTTACATTCTTTCCCTTATTGATTACCCTTGCCTCTCTACGAATGAAGTAAGAGATACCTTCTATTTCAAAATCTAATTGGCAATGGAAATCGGTTTTCCTATTATTGAGTATATTAGCGGCTTTGAATGCTCTGCTGGATTTATCAAATAGTGTAAATGATATTGCGTCAAATAAGGATGATTTTCCGCTTGCATTTGGTGCAAACAATCCCATAAGACCTCTTACTTTATCGAAGTTGATTACATTGTTTTCACCATAACTGAACATATTAGAGAATTCGAATCTTACCGGCTTCCATTTTACATTTCTTGTCAATTCATCCAATTCAATTCTATTGTTAATCTCCTTATTAAGAAGTTGAATCCCCTTTAACTCCTCATCATCTATAAATGGTAACATTCGTTGAATATAATCACTTATTAAAGAGTTTTGGTAAGTTACATCGGTAATGTCATCCAATTCTAATTGATTATCTCTATCACCCGTTTTTCTTTGTGATAATGAATCGGTACGAATTGTTGTAAAATCATCAACACCATATTTTATCTTTATTTCCGTAGTAGCTTTTTTAGTGTCTACGGAATCGGTATCAAAAAATCTAACCCTAAGTCTGGGATGCAATGGCATATCAGTTACATCCGGCACTACACCATTCAATACATCCAAAGTGTAATAACCATAATCGTTTTTGATATCAACTTCTTCGTATGTCATTGTATCTAAATCCCAAACTAAGAATCCGTGCTTATCTAATGTCTCACCGAAGTTTTGTTGTACCAAAGAACCAGCATATACTACCTTACATCCTTTAGGAGAAATCATTTCTTGCCTCTTATGAATATCACCTAATAACGCCAAATCATAACCATCAAACATATCGGTTGTAAAATGACGGGAGGATACTACATATCCAATATCGGTTTGTGAATTATCAACCGGTCCGTGAAATAGTGCAATCTTCTTATTACCAAATAGAGTATCGGCTTTAGGCCAATTATCTTTCTTATCAAATATACTAAATACTGCAAAATCAACATCTCCGATTGCATAAACTTGAGTATCTCTTAAATAATGTAGGTTTGGTAATTTTAATGCATCCACAATTGGAGTAAGTACATCCAATCTATCGGAATTATTCATATTACAATCGTGATTACCAGCAATAAGAATAGTTTCGCAATGTTTGGTACACTCGGTTAATAACCAACTTATTTCTTTTAATAATTCAGGTGACATTTCTAATTTAGCATGTGCAATATCACCTGCCAAATAAATAATAGAATCTTCAGTTCCTCTTTTTTTAATCTCATCGAACATAGAGTAGAATACTTCTCTAAATTCTTTGTGTCTTTTTACGTTACGAATGTGAATATCCGCAATATGATAAATTCTTTTTAACCTCATATATTATTCAACTTTGCCATCATCAAATCTTCCCAACTTGTCTCTTTGGCGGATTTTAATAAATCATTTACTTTTTGGAATCCCATTTCACCCGCATCTTTATCGGTTGGGATAATATTTTTTACCTTAATTCCATTTTTCTGAAACCATTCAGTATGTTT